CCACCCCCTGCGCCGGCTCCCAAGGGCGCCGGCCCGCGACCTATCCTGCATTATGTTCCGCCCGACCACCCCAACCATGACGAGGTCATGGCGGCCTGTCGTGGGTACAACTTGCAATACGTCGCGCATCCGCACGTCCACCCTGCAGTGGCGCTCGCCCGTAAGGTGGCCGAAATCCACACCGACGTGGAAATCGCGCGAATTTTTCCGGGTGCTCGGGTGCTCGATTACTGCGGCAACGCGGAACGCGCCGACCCGGCCGTGCACGTGCGCCGACCGCCTCTTGCGCCCGTCGACGCATGGCCGATGCTCAAGGCCCGCCAGGCCGCACGCGCCAACTACTGTGAGTGCGTTGACGTCTGCCCACACGGCCCGTTCGACGTGGCGCGCTGCACCGACGTCGCCTATTATCTTGATCCTAGCGAGTTTGTCGATCTGGTGTGGACGCTCCGTCACGGTGTGTTCTACGTCATCGTCAACCGCTATCGAGACTTTGGCGGCAAGCAATACGAGGCGAGTTACTCATCCCGCCTCGTGCAGCGCACCTACCACAATGGCGACACCGTAGTCACGCGTTTGGTAACGGTCACTGTGCCCGGCAACAACGCCGGTTACGTTCACCATGACCCGTCGTGGCTTGACGCCCCGAGCTACACGCACGACGACCGGTCGATCGCCATCAGCCAATGCGCTCAAATCGGGCCGATGCACATCTACCGCCTGGTGCGTTTCACGGGCGCCATACCCGATCGGGTTGCTCCCGCTACCATCGCTGAGCGCGTCACAGAGGCGCGCGAGACCGTGCGTCCTCTAGCAGCGGCAGCGTCAACGGAATTGGCCACGATCAACCCCGAGGCTTGCTATTTCCTGCTGAACGTGCCCAAACTCACGATGGATGACGCCGGCACGCCATACTTCACCACCCAGGCGACGATCGTGCCAATTGTGCCCGAGGTTATCCAAACCGCGGCCAACTTGACCTTAGCGCGCCCTCGGGACATGAAGCACGTCCGCGCGGTCGCCGACACCGTTGCCCGACTTTTGGGCGCGATGCGGTGGCCGGCCGACGTCGTCGCGGCCGCCACGCCACTCCACATCGCATGGGCCGTTCTGCTCCACCTCCAGCGCGAGATCGCGGTCTATACGGCCCTGAAGTCACACGCACGCACACTGGCGACGCACAAGGACCTACTTAATCCTGAGAATTGGCGGGAGGACTTGGCCTGGTACGAGCGCCTCGCCGACGCCATTCGTGCCCTCTACGCTTGGCGACCCCTCGCTTGGGTCAAGCGCTTCTATAGGCGCCTGGTGGGGCCCACGCCGGCAGCACCATTGACGTTGGCGGGCGTGGATCAGCCCGACGCCGCCACCCGCCTGCTGGACATCGGCCGGGTGTTGGCCCAGCGCTTCCCACCTGCGCGCGTTCTGGCCGCCTGTCGTGCACTTGCCGAACGCGCTATCCGCGCGGCGAGCGCCACGCAACCCCCTGGGCGCGTCATGGCCGGCGCCGACCGTGTGGCCAAGCTCGCATACCACCTCGGGTACGAGCCAGCTGACGTTGTGGCCGTCGTTGACGCCATCATCAATCCGGCTGGCGTGGTGCTGCGGTCAATGCAGCGTATTGGTCAGCGTTGCAAGTGGGCTCCGCTCCACACCCCGGTGACATACGTCACCCGGTTCATCACGTCCACGCTTGGGCCTGAGCAGGCCGGCCGCGTGGCCGGCGCCTGGGCGGCGTTTCGCACTGCCGACTTTGGCCATCTTGGTTGGCTGCTCTATCTATATGCGGCAGTTGCAAACCCCTACTCCATCCTCCTCCTCGTGCCAGCATGGGCCAACCCGACCCTTGTCGTCGCTTACGCTGAGGACTTCGCACAGCGCACTAGTATTGTGGCGGCCACATCAGTCGGTGTTCCGCCAGTTCTGGCGCGCATGTGTGTTGGCCTCGGTTGCGGCATCACCGAGGCTCTTTGGAAGTGGAGCGCGGGTTACCGTGTCAGCGCAGTTGCCAGCATCGTCATGCACCCGCTGTTTTGCCTGTTGCCGTGGAGATGGTCCGGCCTACTGCACGCCGGCATTAACGTGGCCATCACCGCTGCACTGTCAGAAACAGGTACTCCAACAGCCGCAACTTGCTGATTACTGCCCTGGCATTTTGCCGCCCCGACCTGATAGGGACCCAGATGCACACATTAAGTATACCGACGAAATATGCCAACGAAAAACCGTGTCCAAACTGTTGATGGTGGGAGTTCAGGACGCGCTCCCCCTCACTTACGCCAGTTGCGTCCACAACATGGTCAACGCCTTAGAGCAGCGCATGTTCAAGGCAACCGCGCCCCTCAGGCTGCCAAACGGCCGCCCTACGCCCACCCTGCTGGCTTGGCGCGCCGTGCGCAGGCACACGCTTCGCAGCGAGAAGCCAGCGCCTCGAATTCGGCCTATGAGTCAACGGGCCTGGATCAAGCGGTTTCCGCCCGCCCGCGCCGCTGCCATAACCGACGCGTGCGCCCGCGTCAACGGCGACGTCGAGCGCGTGCGACAAAGCTACGACCTCTTTCCAAAACTCGAGCACGTTGCCAAACTGTGCTACCGGGCCGTGAAGAAGGGCAAGGCGCGGTGCATCATGGGGCCAAACCTAGTCTGGCTGGCACGACTGGGGCCTTGGTTTGTGTCCTACGGCGACCACTTGAAGGAGAAATGGTCAGCCCAAGCCCAGGTCTACTATACGGCCGGCGCCAACTCGCAGGACCTTGGCAGGTGGTTTACTGCCGCCCTCAAGGACATCGGCGACCGCTATGGGTCCGTCGGCATATTCGAAGACGATTTCACCGAATTCGACGGGTCGCAAGGCCCCTGTGCTCGCTGGTATTTGTCTGCACGATACGCCGACCACGGGGCCCCAAAGGTCGTGCTGCGATACGCCACTGCCGCGATGATGCGCGGCGGCTCACGCCGCGGCGTTCGCATGCGTGCCACCGCGAAGCGTTCATCGGGCGACCCCGACACATCCTGCGGCAATACCACGCTCAACGCGGACACCCATCGCTATCTGCTCGACGCCGTCTGCGACGACCTTGGCTATCCACGCGATTGTTGGCGCATGGCCGTGCTCGGCGACGACATGATATGTGTCGGGCCGCTGGCCGTTGTCAACGAGGCGTGTCGGCGCGCGCCAGCTTACTTTCTGGAGCTCGGCTTGGTTGCCAAGCCAAAGGTCACCACGAGGCCACTGGCTGCCGAGTATTGCAGCGGGCGCTTCTACCAAGTAGCTCGCGGCGGACGCGTTTGGGGGCCGAAGCCCGGGCGATGGCTAGCCAAGTCAAGCTGGCGACTCGCCGGCGATTTCGACATCCCCGACAACGAATGGGTGGCCGCGGTGCGCAGCGGCCTGTACGTCGACGCCTCCCATGTGCCCATCCTGCGCTTGCTCGGCCGTCCTGGACCCCGCGTGATCCGCGGCAACCGCCCGCCGAGCACTGGCCGCGAAACACCCAGCGATGCCGCGATGGAGGAGCTGTGCGAGCTCTACAGAATCGCGCCCGCGGATCTGCAGGAACTGGAGCAGGCAGTGGCGGACACGCCTTTCGGCGGGTTCGTCGCACACCCGCTGCTCGACCGCATCCTGCGGGCCGATCTGGAGATGGAGGCGGGTCATCCCGCCAACAACGAGAATTGGTTGCTTGCCGAGGGCTACGACTTGCTCTGGCCCGTGTCGGCTCCGGCCTGTGCCGCGCAACCCGACCGCTGGGGGTCGTACTGAAGCGCCCCGGCCCCGCACGGGGCGCCCGAGACAAACCCCCTCGCGTCACTCACCCAGCGAACCAAGCCGCCCCCATGAGCAATGCACCCAACGCCAAGCAGCGCAAGCCTGTCAAAGCCCCCAAGCCCGCAAGCACCAAGCAGCCCGGGCCCAGCGGCTCAGACGCTCAGCTTCGCGCAAAACTCCGCGAGCAGCGCAAGATGCTCAAGCGGCAAGCCCGGCCCAGTCCCAGCAACGACAGCGGTTACAAGCGCCAACTCAAGGCCTACCTTAACGCCATCATGGACCCCTACAACCACGAACCCCAGCGCGTCGCCCTCGGAGGCGGCCGCCCAACTGCCACCAACCGACTCTTCCGTAAGAGCACGGCCGGTGTTGCGGCGGCGGCCGTCGTCGGCGACGCGTACGGTTCAGGCGTCACATTTAAAGCTGTGTTCCGACATCCCGTCCTCGCCGAAATCGAGTACCTCCCAGCCGGACCAGCCACAAATCTCGCCTACCAGTGGAAGTTTGCTGGTCCGAACGGTCTCCAGAACTTCCCGCTCGGGTCGTTCTCACCGATCAACGTCTCGACCGCTGTCCCGATTGGCAGTGTCGCCCCACACGGAGCCTACATGCCCATAATCGTCGACGCTGAAGGCGTCCCGCGCGTCTGGATCGACGTCGAGACCACCGCGGCGGTGGCCTCGAATTCGTACATACACATCACTGGCGCGGCCGCCCTCACCAACTACACGCTCGACATGTCACGCATGATCGACGACACGATCTACGAGTGGCAAGTCGTCGTCCCTTCCGACGGTGCCGGCAACATCAACTACCAGCTCCCGCGCGGTTACTCCGGTTACTACGCGTTTAAGAGCCAGGTGGCGCCGCAGCTGCCGCCCAACATCGGCATCTCGCACCAGAGTGTGTGCGGTTGCTTCGCGCACCGCATGCTCCCGGGCCTCGAGAAGAATTGGGGCGACGTCGACTCCATGCGCGTCACCGCCGTGTCCGCGCTATTTAGCGACCGCACGAGCACACTCGTGTCGCAGGGCAACATTACGAGCCACCAAGTCGGAGCCACCGAGCATTGGACCGTGCATGCTGGGCTAACGTCTGCCGTCCAGAACGGCACCGTCGACCCTTACAGGACCATTAACTCGTACAATGGCAGCTACAGTGGCGCGTACAAGAAGGGCGCATACCGCTTCCTGAAGCCCGCGTCGCTCGAGGAGCTCAACCTCAAGAACCTGGACATGGCGTCCACATCGTGCCCTCCCGCCGTCGACCTCGACACAATTGGCGACTTCATAGTCCTCGCCACCGACGTGGGCGTCAACTCCGGCGTCATTGCCGAGTTCACGGCCACGTGGCATGTCGAGTTCGAGTCGGAGAGCCAATGGCGCGATCTGCGCGCGCCTGACGTCCATCCGCGCGTGCTTGAGGACGCGCAATTCCTCCTTACCCAGGCTCCTGCCGGTATGGAAAATCCGCTGCACTTGGCTGACGTATGGAACTTCGTCAGGCGTGCGGCGAAGGTGCTCGGCGAAGTCGTTGAGCAGGTAGGCCGTTTCCTCCGCCAGGCCCAGTTCACGGGCCAGAGCCAACGCCCGCGCCCCGCCGACGGCCGATTGGGGCAGGTTGTGAATGTCGAAGCGGTCGATGT